TGTCAAGGTACATAGTTAAAGAACCACTAATTACCCTAGCACCTGTAAATGAGCCAATCGGCTTATCTACTATACCAATAGTTTCTGGTGTTACATATGTAACGTTGTTTGCTATAGTTATAGACCCACCTGTAATATTAATATCATAGGTTCTATTGTCTAAACCATTTGAAGAAGCACCACCACCTTGTGCGTCTGCATCTAAGTATAAACTTGAAAGTTTATTTCTTAAATAATCAGCATCACTTGGGCCAGTAGTATCTGCAAAATTATACGTTTCTGTGAAAGTATCTGTAGTACCACTTGTTGGTGTTCCTGCTGAAGTACCTTGTACAATAAATTTTGAAGGGTCTTCTATTGCTTCTTCTACTTGGTCAATTGTTGTTGCGTTTCCAGACCAAGTAATTTGTGCTATTCCATCGATTGAAAAATCAATTTCAGCTTGGTTAACTTGTGCTTCGTTTAACCTGTATGTTGTATTTTCTAGTGCGAAATACAAACTAAGTTTCATAAGTTCGTGAACATCTGATTGGTCAAATTTACATAATGAACCAAATTGAGAACCAGTTGTTACATGTACAGCAGCACCTGAAGTGTCTGATGCATTAGGTAACCCTGTTCCTGCTATTGCAGCCCATAGTATATTCTCGCAGCAGTCAAAAGTTCCTTCTGCTCTAAAACTGTTTGCTCCATGCTTAAATGGTCGTACATAAGTAGCAAAAGACCATTCTGCTGGTGGTAAAGCGTCGTTGAATCTTTTTTGTCCTCTATTTGGTGTAGAACCCGCTTCTGATATTGTTACATCAGTTGCATCGGAACCTTGTGAAAAACTATATCCATCTAATACACCAATTCTAAAGGTGTTTGCATCAACCTCATTACCTTTGAATCTACCTAAACCAGTTCTTGCGCCATCTGCTGTTGTTGTTGCTGCGACTGTATCAACAGTTACAACTAAACCTGTGGCTGAACTATTATTAGTTCCTGCAAAGTTTTCTACGGCTGTTTCAGTTGCAGTTTCGTTTGCTACGAAGCCACTACCTCTAAAGTTGTTAGGAATATTAATAGTAGCTACTGGGCCAGTTGAACCGCCACCAGTAATAGATGCTACGATACACTTAAAGTCTACGCCACTACCACTAGTTGTTCCTAATGTTACGATGTCGCCAACAGCATATCCTGATCCTGCAGTACTAACATGACAAGTTTTTACACCGCCAGTAGCACCAACTCCATTTACAGAGCTTACAAATACTTTGGTATTTCTCGAGAGATTTAAAGCCATTGCTTTCTCCTATTATTTTCTTTGAAAGTACAAATCTAGATATTTATCAGTTTGTAATTTCTTTTAGTACCTACACACTACTGTCAGTTCTCCAATTCCAAGAGGAGCCAAAACTCCTTCATCTGTGGATAACGACTGTAATGTTAAGGAAGTCGTTGTTAAGTTTGGACTTACAGTATCATCATAAGTCAAAACATCATTGTCGTCAATAACGCGTTCGATGTCTTCCATCAAAGTTGCTAAGACCTCTTGAGGGTCTTCTTGGTTTTCGACATAAACTCTTATATCTAAACTAAGAAACCTCCATTTAAACTCATTTGGTTGATACTCTCTAGTTTCATCTCCTGCTACCACGCATATTTTAGGGAACTCTTGAATTTCATCTAAGAATACCATTCCATTATGAGCATTATTAAATACATTTGAATTGAATGGGTGATTGCCATCAATTAATTGTAATTTTTCTACTAAAGCATCAACTATTCTTTTTCTTGCTGTTCTGTATGTTGATGCCATTATTGTCTCCTAAGCTGTACAAATCGTTGTGTTGTATGTTGTATAGCTACTTCTCTTATACTTTTTGATATTAAATCTTTTGGATTATATTTTCCTTTCCACCTACCACTATTTTCAAAAGTTTGATATACTCCTGGCTGTCCACTTCTTGGAGGTGTTCCACCCCCTGTTTTCATATAAGTATAATCTCCTGTTAGTCCTGTTTTACTTTGTCTTATATTTACTACTTGAGGACTATTTGAAAAAGTTCCTGACCTATTAGTTAGTACGCCTGGCTGTCCCATATTTCTTCTAATTTGTGCTGGTAATTTTCTATTTATTACCGCTTTTAAAACTGATAAATTTTGAGCAGCTTCTCTTTTATTTTTTTCTGGTCTGGCTGAAGTAGCTTTGACAGTAACACCTGGTACTTTTACTACTTTTACACCTCTTTTTGGTTTTGATTTTTTTCCTCTTTTTACAACAAATGAGTCAGATAATGATTTAAACTTTTTATTTGCTTTAAATCTCATATCAGGTTTACCTTTTTTAGTTAAAGGGCCCAAAAGTTCTATAATACTATCTTCTACTACTAATTTTTTTGGAGACTTACTTCCTGAACTATTTAAAAGATTAAACATAAAACTTTTATTTTTTATAAATAAATCATTTACTGCTTGTTTAATAAATTTTTCTTTTAGCTTTGAAAAGTCACTATCTTCAGACCCAGTAAAATTTTCCATAATTGAAGTATTAATTTTATACCTAAATGAAAATGCTCCTATTTTGTTTCTTTTATAGTTCCTGTCTACATCTAACCCAAGATTTTTTTGTATTTGGTCTACTACATCAAAAACGGTAAATCCATAACCTAAACTTAAATCTGGTCTAGATTTTTTTAAAACTTGTAAAGCTATTGCTCCTCTAGTAGTATCTGTTTCGTGTCCTATTTCTGTAGCTTCTGTTAAATCATCTGATCTACTACCTCTTGTTGGTAAAGACCCAAATAGTGATACAGGACCTCCTGAACCTTTTAGCCATTGGTCATAAATGTTATCTCTCATAGCTTTAACAATGCCACGTATAAGAGTATCATTTGCTCCAGTTCCTCTTCCGCTACCTATACTAACAAATCTAAAAGTTAGCCTATTGGTTCCTCCACCTCTCATTATAAAAGAACCTCTGGAAGTTCCTGGACTACCTGCATATCCTTTTGCTGTAAATAAAGGCACTCGATATACTGTTCTGTCTCCTACTACTTGTTTACTTGTTCGTATTTGTTTTATAGTTTTTTTAACTATTTTTGTAATGTAAGGTATTTCTTCAAAAGGTTGTACTCCAAAAGCTAATGTTCCATCTCTTCTTAAGGGTTCTAATAATGCGTCTATTCCAATAGCAAATTGTTTTGTTACTACTGCTGTATCAAATGTTACATCTAATACGTCTCCTGAGGTACTTACTCCTATAAGTTTTGGGATTTTCTTTTCAGCTTTTTTTAATTCTGCCTTAAACCTTTTTACGACTTCTTTTTGAGCCATTAGCTATATATTTTATACATATCAAGTACACGCTTGATATGATCTGGAAATCCTATATTATTTCTTAAACTTGTTGATAGAGGATTATCTATAGAGGCTCCTGCTATCGACATTCTTTCCTTTCTTTCATCTTTCATATAGTACTTAATTAAGTCAAATACTGCTAATTTTAAATCTTCAGGTGTGCTAGTATAACCAGCTCTGTAAACTACTTTTACTGCTTTTACACCTTTTGGAAAAAATTTATGCCCTGTGCTATTTGTTCTTATTATACTGTCAGAGTCCATATCTAGTACGTATTCATATTTACCACTACTGTCAGAATTTTCTGTGATTAGGGTAGTATATGCTTGTGCTTGATTTTCTCTCTCTTGTACTGATGACACTGAAATTAAAGGAGACTCAGATAAAATTATTCTATCAACATGGTCATCTGCAATATTGAAGAATTCTGTTTTGTCTGTATTTGCAAAATCAATTATAGTAGTACCACAATAAGTTTTTACAAGTTGACTAACATTATCTATAATAACATTTATACGAGCGTCATTCTGAACGCCTTGAAGTCCTGCGAAGTCTTTGAACTGTTGTAATGTTACTAAATCTGCCATAATATTAAAAAGTCTTGTGGGAGACTTGCTCCCACAAGATAAGTAAGCTATTAACTAGCTTTGTATTTTAAAGCGTGAACTGAAGTTGCTCCGTCAATCATATCGGTAAACCCGAGTCTTTGTGAAGCTACTAAAACTCTTCTTTGGTTGGCTACTTCGTAGTCAGACTCAATTGTAACGCCTCTTAATCTAGGCATTAAATAGTTCTTCGTA